TTACTTCGGGGTTGAAACGGTTTTGGCATAAGCCTGGCAAGCTGCCAGGGCGATCAATCCTTGGTCTCCGTCGTCGGTGATGCTGACAATTCGTTGAGCATGCGCTCGGTCAAGTTGGGCTCTCTGGCCTCCATGAACCACGCCGCGGGCATCGGTGGCGGTAGACATTCCGCACTGGTTACCAGCAGAGGCTGCGTCGAGGAGGACTGACAGCCGTAGCTCAGCAGTAGCAAGGCTGCCACGCAGGCGGCTCTGATTCGTTCGCGCATCGGTGAGTTCCTGATGGTGGATTTGGTCCTGGCGCTGCAGTCGTGTTTCCACCAGCAGGCGTTTGCCCTGCTCTGCGCGTTGTGTGGCTGCTGCAGCCAGGGTGATTTCGTTGAGGGTGTCGCCGTGTAAGCGCGCTTGGCGCTCCAGCTGCGCGCCGAAGTGCCAGTTTTGCGCCTGCCATGCGGCGGTGGCTGATAAGGTGGCCAGCGCTATCAATGACAACTTTGCGACTAGCCATCGGGACCGGATCGGTATGAGGTTAGCGACAGTCATCCCATGGATCCGCCCGCAGCCATGAACTGCTCGAGCAAATCCTCGACTCTATGTTCCCGCTGGCCGTAACCCGCAGCCGGAAGGCTGGCCCAGATGTTCCGGCACCTCATTATCGCCAGAACGATGCGACCGGCCTTAATGTCCTGCAGCGCACCTTGCTCCGCCATCAACCGGATGGCCCATCGATCCTGACTCACGGGGCCGAAATCAGGCAGCCCGATCAGGTCGCGGTAATGCGCCCAATGCTTGAGCATGAATTGATAACGGCCGGACGCATTGGATGTCAGCCCTCTTCGGTTGATGACTTTGGACCTCCGCCCCATTGAGAACGGGTGTATCGAGTAATCGCTGAACAACTCCAACTCGTTGTCGATGCCGGTGACGATCACGTTGTAACCGTCATCGGAGCGTTCCAGGTAATCGCTACCCAGCTCAGCCCAAGCGAGCATGTCGAGAAATGCGAGGACATTTCGGCCGCCTGCAGCAGCTTCGGTGATTCGTGGCATGTTTTCTCCAGACGAAAAAAAACCGCTCGATGGCGGCGTGTGAGTTTGTTACATGCGGTCTGTGGTTACAGATCCAGGACCGTGACCGGCTTTTGCTTTTTCTTGCCGGCGGCTTTCGCTTTGCCTTTCTTGCCGCCATTGCACTCGACGGTGGTGGTCCAGCCCGATTGGGTGAACACCTGCTCCACCGAGTCGACCAGGTACTCGTCGTCCAGTCCCTCTTTGAACTCCAGGGCGTTGATCTGCCGCTCAGCGAAGAGATCGGTACGTCCCGGCATTTCGAGCCGAACGTCAGCCGTGGACCGGTTGAACGCCGCCAGACGGGCTTTAGCGGCTTGCTCTGCTGCAGACTTGTTTGGATAGATGTGGCGGTCGGTATGGACTGGAGGAAGGCCGTCCGGCGAGTCGTCGTTGTCCAGCGTGAGGTTGACCAGCTCGCCGTCCTTTTTGCGTTGGTAGGTCGTTTTCACAGCCTTGTGTGTACTGCGATCGGACAATCGAAACTTCCACCGGCTGACGTCGCTACGCCGAATGGTGACAGCCGCCAGCGCCTTGCCACTGGCGGTCTGGCCGCTCTGACGCGGCAAGACCAGCAGTTTGCCGTCAGCGACTTTGGCGGTGCAGTCGTGGTCCTTTGCGAGCCTGGAGACGAAGTTGAAATCTGACTCGTTCAATTGGTCTGCCCGCGGCACCACCGTGGCATCCCGGCACTCCGGTTTCCAACCGTTACGGGCGGCGATGTCGGCAACGATCCGGGCAAGCGGGACGTTTTCCCAACTGCCGCTGCGGGTGGTTTTGCCGCTGCCACGCATGTCGCCAGCTTTGCCGCGAATGGCCAGGGTGTCAGGAGGACCGGATGCCTCTACGTCGTCGACCATATACCGGCCAAGCCGGGCCAATGTCGCGCCGTCATAACCGAGATAGATCTCAATTCCCGCACCGCGCTTCGGCAGGGCGACTGCACCGTCTCGGTCATCAATGCGCAGTTCGAACTCGTCGGACTCCATGCCGGGCTTGTCGAGGGTGCGCAGCAACAACAGGCGGTCGTTGATTAGGGTGGTGATGTCGGCGCCGTCGGCGACGATTCGGAATGTTGGCTTCAAAACTCACTCTCCAAAAATGACAAAGCCCCGCATTAGCGGGGCTCATCAGCAAGACATAACTCAGTTTTAGAAGGACTCGGCCGGCTTTTTTGCTGCCTGCAACATCTTATCTGTCTCAAGCTTTGGGAAGGAGAACCTGACGATCAATACCGATTCAGCGCCTTCCCCTCTCACGACAAGCTCGGCACATCTGGTATTCGTCGGCGCGGCCTGAAGTAGGCTGACCGCAGTTTTGTAGCCTTTAAGTGAACCAGTCCCTTCCAAAAACGTATAGGTCATATTTCCGGCACTGAGGCCAACGCTTTCGTAGTTGGAGAACTTCGCCGCAAAATCATCGTTACTGGTCGATTTGCTGGCCACCTCCACCAAATCCAGAACTGACTTGCCGTCAGTCAACGATACAAGCGAAAACGACTTAGCCAACACGCCTGCGGTACCTGCGTAGAGCTCTTGGTCAAAAGGACTGACAAGCGAAACTTGAACCAACTTTGAACCAGAAAAAATCAACGCTGCGGTAAATTTCTTGTCGATGAAATCCACGTTATCGATACACATTGCTGTACCGCCGACGTCCTTAGAACAGTCGTAGTAACCCTTTGCCTGGGTGTACTCGGTGATCGCTGAGTCATAGGCATAGCTTTTGAATAGCTTGTCATCTGCAAGCGCATGCTGGTTGCCTGCAAAAATACCAATGGCTGTGACAGCGGCGGCGATTAGTTTCTTTGACATAGGATCCCTTCCTCAAGACAGCTCAAAAATTTGTGGCCTGATGCTATCAGCCACCCTAGGGAGCTGTCTTCCTCAATCCCACAACTGCACCTGTTCCATCACCCGTTCCGCAATGTCCGGAAACGTGATCAACAGCCCACCCCGCAATGGTTGCGGCTCATCCGCCAGCAACCGGTTGGCAGCCAACACCGCCTCGACCGTTCCGCCCAGGTGGGCGTAATGCTGATAACACAGGGTATCGAGCAGGTCGCCGTCAGAGGTTCTGCAGATCGTCGCCATAGCGGCTGAACTCCAGGGTGAAAGATTGTTTACGTGGTATGCCACCGGCGAGCAACGCGCCCTGCTCTTCCTCGATCCGGCGCAAGCACCAGGTGCCGAGGACGCTGCCGTAGCCGGTGGTGAGGTTCAGCGGCAGCAGTCGTCCGCCGATGCTACGCAAGGCGTCGAGCTGCTTGAGCCCGCCCTTGAACGCCGGATAGATCACGCCTTTGAGATTGAGCTTTTCCTCTCCCATACCAACGGCCTGCTGTGCTGGCCTGCGGGTCAATCGTTCTTGTGAGGCCCAGCGAAATTCGGTCTGACGCCTGAGCTCGTCAAATGCTGCAGTATCCAGGTTGAAGTAATACGGCTGGGTATGAGCCTGCAGTGGCTGCAAAATAAGCAGATGCGGGAACGGCTTTACCGCTTCGGCCATCGGAGTGGCATTTGCAGCCAAGGCGCTGGTGGGCAGAATGTTGGCCAGGTTGGAATTGACCTTGCCCGCCAGTTGATTGATCGCCGTAGCGGCGCGGGCGGCCTGCTCCGTCAGCGCACCCATACGCTCATTAATGGCCGACGTAGCGCGGGCTGCCTGATTGTAGGTGGCAAGAACGTTCCCGACCTTGGACTGCGCGGCATTGATACCGCGCATCATTCGCTGCAGTTTTTCACCAATTCCGGGCGGCAAAAACGGGAGGCTATTCAACTCGTCTGCGGCACCTGTCATGTCACCAATAGCGCCGTTTACGGGTCCGATCATGCCGTCAATACTGTGCCGCCCTCCCTCACCGGCTTGCACCAGGGATTTAAGGCCTGACTGCAGCTGGTCCATATATGGCATGGCTGCTCCTATTCATTAATTTAGGGTATTAACGCGGCGTGCTACCGCTTCCAAAATGTCGCCTAACGTCTCACGCGGCGCTCCCGCGGGATCACCAATGAAGTCGGCTAACCGATCCTGTGGAATCACCACCGCGTTGTGGGGTATTTCGTGCAGCCCCATACGGCCGTCGAAGTCGAAGCTGCACAGAAAACGCGAGGTGGAAAAACGCTTGAGCACAGCACGTCCCGCCTCACTGAGTGGTTGTTGCGGGCGATAGAGGTTGTGCGCTTGATCAGTGCTTTGAGCCTGGGCCTGAGCTAAAGCCCGACGTTCCATCGCGATGAAATAGCGACGGGCTTCGCGACCTTTTTCGTTCTTTTCAACCATCGACAGCTCCTTGGCCATGTCGAGGTTGATGTGATAATTCTTGGCCGGACGCCCTTTCCCGGTTTTTTCCCGGTCCGGGGAAATAATCAGAAAGTCCTGATTTTTGACGAACCCATATTCGCTGATTCGTTCAGTCATCCAGGAGGCGAATCGCTTGCCAACCTGCAGGAACGCATGAAGCTCCCGCCCGTCGCACACTGCCATTGGCAAACCGCCAATTTCCCCTTGGAATACCCGCACCAGCGGCCGCTTACCGAATTGCTTCACAGAAGTATCAGTCATGAGTTTCACCCCCAACGATTCACACAGAAGCCTTGGCCTGTCGGTCCTATGGTTTTGGTTAATCTGAAAGCAAAATGAAAATCAAGACTAAACACGACTGTCTGGGTAGCGAAAAAGAAGCGTCCTACACATGCGGCGCATCGTACAAACTCCGCCGTGCCACTTGTTGCCCATACTCCTCCAGCAAACGCTGGATATGCGGCATCAATTCCTGAGATAGCTGCCTCGGGTCCTTCACATCGCCCTGCACCGTGACCTGCAGGTTGGGAGCAAAGCTCAGTCGCTGTTCGACTTTCCCCGGCGCCTGTTTGGTCGGCTCGGCAAGCTTGAGCATCATCGGCGTGGCGGCCGAGGCTTGTTGCTGAGCCATTGAGCGCGCAACGTCGCCCATTTTCAGGCCCCCGGTGGGCAAAGCGTCGCGCATCATCAGCGGGACTGGATTGATCGGTGCCTTGCTGCCGAAGGCGGCCTTGCCAACGGCGCCGCCCAACTCACCACCGCCCCAGGTACCCAGTGCGTCGCCGATGATGCCGCCGATCAGTGTGCCGACAATGGGAATGAACGAGCCAAGGGCCGCGCCTGCTGCAGCACCAGCCAGCCCACCGGCCAAGCCACCCGCGGCGTTGCCGTAGCCTTCGGCTTTTTCGTCTTGGCTGGGCAAAAGTGGCCGCATGAAGGACGCCAACCAAAACCCGCTACGCCTGATGCCTGCACCGGAATCGGCCACCCTGGAGTTGCTCTATCGCACCTTCAACGATGTGCTGATTCCCCTCGACAAGAGGACTTGCCGTGGTCCTCGGTGACCTTGCCTGCATGGGGTATGACGCGCAGTGGTGTTGTATTTCAGCGGCAGACTGCGGCGCGCCCCATAAGCGCGACCGTATCTGGCTCCTGGCCCACACCGACAGCCTCGCTGGGCTCGAAGGGTGGACGAGTGACGCCGCGCAAGAGTCGCCATGGCAAGAGCCTGATCGAGGCCGTGGCAGCCAGGTCATGGCCGACACCGGTGGCGAGCATGGCCAAAGGATCATCACCCCGCTCACTCACCCGCCGATCTGGCGCGAGCCGTACCCGGGACCGCCTGGATCATGCCGTGATGGCTGCAGAGGGTGGCCAACTGAACCCGACGTGGGTCGAGTGGCTCATGGGCTGGCCCATCGGGTGGACCGACTTACAGCCCTTGGAAATGGACAAGTACCGCGAGTGGCGGCGACAGCATTCGATTTGCTGCGCAGGCGACAACGGTAAGGAGGCAGCATGAGTTCCATAGAGTTTTTAAGCCATGAGGAGGTGTGCCTGCTCACGGGAGCACGTACCAAAAGCGGCCAAGTGACCGTACTGAAACGCAACGGGATCCGTCATACGATAAAACTAAACGGATGGCCGAGCGTCATCACAGCGGTCTTGATGGGAAATGAAAACGACCAGCCACTTGAAAAAGTGAGCTGGCAGCCACGTAAGGCAGGATAAATGGGTAGGAGACCTACAAAGCCGGGAAGTGTTTCTCGGCTCAGGGAAAGGAAGCGCGGCAAACTGACTTATTACAGTTACGACTTGGGTGGTAAGCCGCGCAAAGAAATCTATCTAGGTAAGGACTACGGCCTGGCAATCCTTGAATACGCCAAGCTGGAACAGAGTCGGACCTCATCGGACAAGGCGAAAGCGATTCTGACATTTGCCTTTGTGGCAGAGCAGTACATCGTTGAGGTCCTTCCTGGAAAGTCACCCGCCACTCAGAAGGACAACCTGCGAGAGCTGAAGCAGCTACTGCTGTTTTTTAATGATCCACCCGCCCCGCTAGAGGCCATCGAGCCGCAACATGTGAAACAGTACCTGCGGTACCGCGGCAAAACTGCACCAGTAAGGGCTAACAGAGAAAAGGCGCTCTTGAGTGCAATCTGGAACTATGCGCGTGAAAGCGGATATACCGCGCTCGCCAATCCCTGCGCAGGGATCAAAGGCCACAAAGAAACCGGCCGCGATGTCTACGTAGAGGACAATTTGTTCGCTGCAGTCTACGCCGAAGCTGACCAGGCACTAAAAGACGCAATGGATTTATCCTATTTGGCGGGCCAACGCGTTGCCGACACATTAAAAATGGACGAGCGACACATTAAAGATGGCCTTCTTTGGGTTCTTCAGGGCAAAACAGGCGCCAAGAGAAGGATCGAGATCGCTGGCGAGCTTGAGGTCGTCATCGATCGAATACTGGCGCGCAAGGATGGAATGAAATTGAGAACGAGCCGATTGGTGGTCATCGACAGCGGGCAACCCCTCACCTATTCGATGCTCAGGGGCCGATTTGATAAAGCCCGGGAAGCAGCAGGGATTGCGAAGTCCGAGTTCCAGATACGTGACCTCAGGGCCAAGGCTGCAACGGACAAGGAGGAATCAACGGGGAATATTCGAGAAGCGCGGGATCAGTTGGGTCATACCACTGTCACCATGACTGAGCAGTACATCCGAAACCGAAAGGGGAAGAGAGTTACATCAACGAAATAGGGAATTGCGGCAATCTTCTCTCGCAATTCAAGGGCTTCGCGCGTCGTAAGCCCTTGAAACAGACATTCGGGTCTAAAAATCGACTTTCATATAATTTCCGCACCTAGGCTGCGAAGCAATGGGTCACCTATTGCACTACTACTTATCCGTCGCGTACCTCTCAGAACTAAATTGGCTTACCTATTGGAGGAAGCGTATTCGATAAGCTACGCTTCCTCTACGGTAAAATCCGAGCACTAAATGAACGTTTTTTGTCGCACCACTGTACAGAGTGCTGCAAGGTGCAGATTCCAATCAATCACTAGACAAAGCATGAAGGAGCGCCATGAATAATAAAATAACCGTATCGGAAATGTTAGCGGAAATAAGTAGCGAACTCAACAAAGCGCATAAGAGCGCTGCAGAACAGGGCATTGCGACTATGCAGTTTGAAGGATGCGAAATCGAACTAGCTGTAAAAGCGGATAAAGATATTAGCGGACACCTTAAAGTCTGGCTTCTTGACATAGGCGCAGGCGCAAAAAAAACAGAATCCAACACAATCAAACTAAAATTCAGTAGAATTAATAGCAATCTAATACAAGCACCAGCTAAGATAGATGGCCCAATTCATAAAATAAAACGGCAGAACTAGGAGATAGACATGGCGGTTTATCCAGGATCAATATGGTTGAAAAATAACTGGAACCCTAAAACCTTACCTAACGACTGCTGGATTGCAGCTAACTATAAAGGCATTATTGAAACTGCCCCATCAATAAGCCTTCTTTATCGCGCGCTCTCACACATGCCGATTCGAATCGACACAGTCACAATTGCGTACGTATGGTTTGGAGATATCCAATGAAAACCATAGCCTTTAATAAAGAAGTTAATTTCTATGCCGACGACAGGCCTTATGCTGACGTAAAAATAATCTCAGGAACTATACCCACAAACCCAACCGTATGTCTTGTTGATACCGGTGCGGACTACCTTCAACTGCCTGAAGATGTGGGGATAGCAGCAGGCTTATCATTTTCAACAGCTGCAACAAAATCAGTGAAAACCTCTTCAGGCAGCGTTGCCAACTATAGGCTCGTAACTGACGTAGACGTCGAAATAGAAGGAAAAAAAATCAAAACAGCCGTTATGTTTGGTCCTGCAAATTGTATGTGTCTCGTGGGTAGGATTGCTCTACTGTCTGCTTTTGATATAGGGTTTGATACAGGTAGCTGGTTATGTAATCCGTAATAATTCGACGCAAATCTCTCAATATTATTGTAGGTCTGCCCAATAGTGAATAACCGGTACTTTGTCGTAACGGAATTGGCGCCAGTATGTATGCAATCCACCAGCAGCAACGAAACGACGTAGTAGATCTTTCACTCGGTGTTGGCGCTGACCGTAACCGCACTCGCCAAGCTGGCTCAAATGTCCCACACTTGGGGAGGGCTTATTCGATGCTCAGAGGCCGATTTGATAAAGCCATGGAAGCAGCAGGTATTGCGAAGTCCGTACCAGATTCGTGACCTCAGGGCCAAGGCGGCAACGGACAAGGAGGAGTCGACGGGGAATATTCGAGAAGCGCGGGACCAGCTGGGCCATACCACCGTCACCATGACTGAGCAGTACATTCGCAACCGAAAAGGGAAGAGAGTGACATCAACGAAATAGGGAATTGCGGCAATTTTTCAGAATTGCGGCAATCCCTTTCTCGCAATTCAAGGGCTTCGCGTGTTGTAAGCCCTTGATTTTAAATGGTGCCCGAAGCCGGGGTCGAACCGGCACGTCCTTACGAACGAGGGATTTTAAGTCCCTTGCGTCTACCAATTTCGCCATTCGGGCGGTAGCGCCAAGAGCAGGGAATATATACACCCCTACCCCATGAAGCAAGTTTACCGGGCTCGCGTTTGCGACAAGATTTTGCGCGCGAGGCCAATAAAAAAGCTCCGTAAATCATGGATCTACGGAGCTTGTTTATGATGGAGGCCGAGGTCGGAATCGAACCGGCGTAGGCGGATTTGCAATCCGCAGCATAACCATTTTGCTACTCGGCCCCAAACGTCCAATGTCGATACTGCAAACACTAAACGCATACAACTTAGAGCAGGAAACCAGATACTTCTCTCGCTTCCAACCCATTGAAATCTATAGGTTTTTTTGCGTTCCTGAATCAGGAATGGACGCAATTCTGGACTGGTTCGCCAGGCATGTCAAGAACGCAGCGGAAAAAATTCAAAAGGCTCCCCTCCGCGCCCAGTTGAAGGCCTTCAATGCGAGTCGCCATCCCACAGCCAGTTCCAGATTCCGGGCAGGTGCACAACCTCGGAACTGCTGGCGACTGTGCGCGCCATGACCGCGCGCTGCAGTTCTGCACGATCATCGTAAAAAGGTTTGGCTGCGGTCGTCATGCCGGTCTCGCGTGCGCTGTCCATCAGGATCTGCAGGTACTCCTGCATGTGCCTTGAGGTATAACGGTTGAGGTCATGGAAGGTCACCACCACCGGTATCGCACCGTCGACCGCCGGCAATTTGTCAGCCGCAATTTGCTCTCGCACCTCGGACAATTGCCGCAGCATGTTGGAGCGCCGACGCAAGCTGAAGTTGTAACCCCATATCTTGCCGTCATTGGCGCTCAGGTCGGTCAGCAAAATATGCATGCCATGCTGCTGATAGGCAGCGAAGGTGCGCTTGTCGTAGTTCCAGAATGGCGGGCGTACCAGGTCCGGCGCCGCGCCAGTGATCGCGGCTATGTCAGAACTGCCCATGGTGAGCGCCTGCTCAAGCTCTTCTGGATCGAGAGAGCGGTGATTGGTATGCCGAGGCGTCGCGGTGTGGAAGCCCAGTATGTGGCCTTCGTCCGCCTCGCGATGCATGATCTGGCGGCCCAGCTCGCTGCCACCGGCACCGGTGGCGCGCGTCTGCACGAAGAACACCGCCTTGATCCCTGATTGCACCGGGTTATGCGCCAGATCATCCAGCACCGATTGCGTCGGGTTGAAAAACCCGGAAGCGCTGGGTCCGTCGTCAAAGGTCAACAGAAAACGAATCGGCGGTTTGGTTTGCAGCCGTTGCACGGTGTGCGGCGTCAGTTCGATGGGCGCACTGATGCAACCGACAAGGCCGAATGCAATGGCGAGCGCGAATGACAGCGAAGTGAGGCGTTTCAT